ATGAGGTAGCAAAGGTTGCAAAGCCAATTCAAATTCTCGTTTGAAAGACGGTCCCGCTAACAATTTCGTTTCCACTGACCCTTCTACATTTTGCTCTTTTTTTTCTAATATTTTCAAGTGTATTTCTCCTGTTTGATGATTTTCGATAATATAGGCTTCATCTGGGCATCGAAATAGTCCACTGATTTCATATTTGTGTTTCATGTAAACATTCAACCCCTTTTGTGAGACAAAAACAATATTTTTTACTAAATAATCGTATGGTTTTTAGTGTCGGTTTTTTACTTAAAATAACAGGAGTGAAACCTTCATTCAAAAGATGTGATACGTTGTCCGTCTTATCTTCAAAGCGTTTTCCATGCAAATTTGTATTGAACCCACCTGCTCCTGTGCCTCGATTAGATGATGCCATAGATATATAATGGCAACATTTTTCAGGGTTTACACCTTTTAACATTTCAAATGCCGACCCTTTAGGGTCGGCATTATTAAATGTAATTAGGTAACTGTTACTTTTCACCGATAAACCGCCACCCTAAAGGGTATACGCATAAATTCTGCCCTTGGCAGAATTTATGATATATAAATCGGCGTTTGAAAGGTGAAAAGGTGTAATACGTCCTACGTGCATTTTAACACTATACAATGTGTATAATGTTAAAATCAATTTTTTATAGATTTCTTATCCACATTTAGTTCGAGTCTGTTCTTTGTATATACTGACAACATCGTTCAACGTTAACCCCCAATACTGAAGTTCCGATAAAATACAAGATTCATACTTGTTTTTTGCGTTTTCATTGAGAAAAGTTCCAGATGAATAAATCATTATAGGTTGTTTGTCTGGAATAAGACATTTTTCAATGTGTTTTTTGAATTCAGTTTCATAATTTTCATCATCTGAATCACATCGATGACGTATTGAGCCAAAATACCCCCTTTCGTATCTCAATTCAACTTCATATTCTTCACTCAAAGTCGTTATTATTCTTAATTGTGTATTGATAAAATAATCGCATCCTCCCATTAGCCTTATATAAAAGACCATGAAACACCACTTTATATGATTTTTACTTGACGAACCGGCATAATATCACTGGATTGGAACGACACGGCGGAAGGTGCGGTAGACGGATAATCTTTTTCCAAAAGGCGTGTCGAAATGTTTTCATTGAATTGTTTTTGCAAACCGAATGACCCTTGGCTAAACACTCCCTTGGCAGTCTGGGGATTGAGTTGAGGGTAAGACCAATGACTTTGTTCCAAGTCTTTGTACATCCATGCGGGATGGGTGGCTCTGGATTCTTCCACTACGGGCTGTTTTGTGGGAAAAGAGACTTGACGAGAAGTAACCACAGCAGTTGTGTATGGTTTCGAATCCAAACGATTGTGGTTGATTTTACGTGTGAGTCCAAGCAAATCGCTCTCTAAATGGACAGTATTGGTCATAATGTTGTTTCCAAATTTTTGGAGACGGTAATGGGGGTCTTCATAAAAGGGGATATAATTGCCCGGACCCGGGACACTTAAATTGTATTTTCCGGAAAACGACGATTCTTGCACTTGTTTGCGAATACGGGCGGGGTCATCATGAAATCGTGTAAATGCCATTTTACTATAGTGTGATTTTTTTTAGATTTTATTTTCTTATTCCTAAATGACATAAAAATACACAATGAGTATATATAGAATTTTTTGTTGGTTCATGCCACCTACCCTATGTTTGAACATGATTGTAAAAAACGAAAGTCGCATCATTCTGCGTCTTTTGGAATCCGTTGTTTCATTCATTGACAGTTATTGTATTTGTGACACAGGTAGCACGGATAACACTATAGAAATAATAACACACTATTTCTTGGAACGGGGTATTCGGGGGAAAACATGGACCACCCCCTTTCGTGATTTCGGCTACAATCGCACTCTGGCCATTCGGGCATGTGAAGGTATGCCGAACGCCGACTATATTTTGTTATTGGATGCGGACATGCAATTGCAAATCCAACCCAATATTACACCCTTGCAATTAAAAAAACAACTAACGGATGACCTCTATTTCGTATTTCAGGGAAATGAATGTCTCTATTACAAAAATGTCCGTATTGTGAAAAACAACCGAGGTATTACCTATTGGGGAGTGACTCATGAGTTTGTAAAGACACCCGAAAGTGGGGGGCCATTTACTTATGGCCAATTCGACAAATCGGTGCTTTTTATTAACGATGTGGGAGACGGTGGGGCCAAATCCGACAAATACACGAGAGACATTGCTTTACTCAAACAAGGACTCGTTGAACTTCCCAACAATGACCGTTATTTGTTTTATTTAGCCAACAGTTATCGTGATACGGGCCAATTCGAATTGGCCATTGAAACATACAAACGGAGAATTGCGGTTGGAGGGTGGTTTGAAGAAATTTGGCATTCTCATTACAGTATTGGGAAATGTGCTAAACAACTGGGGAAAATAGAACTGGCAATGTATCATTGGTTGGAGGGACACAATGTATTCCCTCAACGGTTGGAGAATATGTATGAAATCATTCGTCATTATAGAGAAAATACCAAATACGATTTGGCCTATCACTTTTATGTTATGATGGACGATGAGAGAAAGCGGTTCAAGGGGGCACTGGATTTTCTGTTTTTAGAAAAAGATGTTTATGACTGGAAGTTGGATTACGAAATGACGGTCATCGCCTTTTACCGTAATACGTTGCCTTACGATATTCCCACTATTTGCATGAAAGTATTAAATTATCCGCTTTTGGACCACGGAATTGTCGCCAATATTATGAGTAATTATAAATTTTATAGTCCACAGTTGTTGGCATTAGGTAACACTATAGTGCCTACCCATACAGACTTTGTCCATGTTGACTTCGTAAATAGCACTCCCTCTTTTTGTTACAATGCTTCGGGGCAATTGATTTCTCTCGTTCGTTATGTCAATTATCGTATTCGGGAAGACGGTTCTTATGAAAATCGCTCCACCATTGAAACACGTAATATTCTCTCCACTATAGATGTTTCATCCAACCAATGGATGAAAAGAAACGAAACCGAAACTTTATTAAAATATGATACTACACGTGACAATGTGTATGTGGGGTTGGAAGACATGCGACTCTTTCTTCATGACGGAACGGTTGTCTATACGGCCAACCGTGGATTAAGCCACGATAAAATCGCTGTGGAATTCGGGAAGATAAACACGGAAAACGGAAGCACTTATGATTCCGTGGTTTTACAGGGGGAAAATGCCATTGAAAAAAATTGGGTTTTGTTTGAAGATATGGCGAATCGGCTGTTGGTTGTGCACAGTTGGCATCCTTTGACCATAGGGTATATTGCATGGAATCAAACATGGATAAAAATGGCGACTCTACCGAGCCCCCCTTGTTTAAGAAATGTGCGAGGGTCGACGAACGGACAGAAAATCGGGGATGAAATATGGTTTGTGTGTCATTGTGTGAGCCACGAAATACGTCGGTATTATTATCATTTGTTTGTTGTATTGGACGCAACCACGTTTCATGTAAAACGATTTAGCCCCTTTTTTACTTTGGAAAAAAAATGTGTGGAATATTGTTTGGGACTTTTGTATAATGCGGAGAAAGACACGTTTTGGGTGGGATATAGTTTGTTGGATAGAGAAACAAAATATATGGAAATTTCACGGTCTGTAATTAATTTTTTATAATTCTTATTTTTCTTCGTTTTCTTTGTTTTCTTCGTTATCTTCGTTATCTTCTATGTTTTTTACGTATTCCATGTTTTCTTTTTGTTCATTGGTTGTTCCATTGGTGGGAGGAGGTAGTGTTACGGTGGTGGGAGAAGTAGCAGTAGCAGGAGCAGGAAGAGTAGAAGTTTGAGCAGGAGTAGAAGTTTGAGCAGGAGTAGAAGTTTGAGCAGGAGTAGAAGTTTGAGCAGGAGTAGAAGTTTGAGCAGGAGTAGGAGGAAAAAGTTGTTTAACGTTTATTACGTTTGGTTTGCCGTTTTTACTAACTTCTACTTTAAATACATTAAATTTTTCGTATATACTATCATCTGTTGTTATGGAAGCCATTGACATAGGTTTAGAAAAAAGGCTACCGTTTTCTTATTTTAATTGTTTTTAGTTGTTTAGTTTTTTTGTGTTTTAATGTTTTTTTTCTTTTTTGCTTTTGTTTGGTTTGTGGAAGTTGATTCCCCCCTTTGGTTTTTAATAAATCTTGTATGGTTGTTGGACTATAATCAGTGAATTTAAAGTTAAAGTTAGCACTATTTTTTAGTAATGAGGCGAAATCACCTTTATTGTTTTGTTTTCCACTAATGTAAAATTTTGTTGGTTCTGTTTTATCCTGTAAAACATAATAAACGTCTACTTCAGCACTCATTACAATATATGTATAAAAAAGAATCCACCATTTATTGTGTAATCATACACTATACAATAAACCCCAAATGGAATACTACACTATAGATATGTTAAACATCAATCATTACAACGAACATGTCACATCACAAACAGACATACGTGAAGAATCCTATCCCATTGGAAATGACATTTATTTTTATCCTGACGGCAATGGAAATATCATCTCTTTAACCAAAGAATATCCTTCTATTGTTCCTAAAGCATTGACTTCTTCCAATACAGTTTCGCCCACCAAAAAAGAAGCAGATTACATCACTACATTCTTCATGGGGTCGATGGCATTTGTCGGTTTATTTGTATTGTTCCAATTGTCAATGAAATCAAAGTAGATTATTTACTTGAACCGTTTGTATAATTCCAGAGCCACCAGAGCACCAAAGACTTGCACCAAACAATAAAAAATAACTTCAGTGGACGAAATTGTTCCAGCCGAGGCTAAAGCAATAGTAACGGCGGGGTTCAAATACCCCGCGGTTAAGTCATGTGTTAACAATTTAATGAGTGCATAGGTGGCACCAATGGCCAATGGATTGCCTGTGGCTAAAATAACATAGGTGAAAATAAGTGTTCCTAAAAATTCAACAAAGTAAGGATACATGAGTTTGTTATATAGTTATGTTCGATTTTTATTTTTATGTTTTACGTTTACTTCATAACAATTGTCTCGTTGTCTTGCAAACTAACTGAATAAACGTTGAGTGTAATGACTTCATCACTTTTATCGGCAACTCTTTTGTGTATCATGTAATATTGTTGCACACCTTTAGGTATGGTGTCGTCGAGTTCTCCAATGAATGTGTGAGTAAACTTGGATTGGCAAATGAAATAATACGTATGTTCAATCGGAAAAGCATACGTGCAGGTTTGACAGACGGTATTATTCGCTGTTTCATTTTTACCAATGGATTCATGTAAGGTAAAGAGTGTAGAACACTGGGGACAATGGATTAAATATTCGGAATATCCATCTTTGCGTATTTGATATAGTGAAACCTGCATTATAGTGTGTATTTACCTTTTTTTTAACGACTGTTCCTATTCAATTTTTTATAAAAAACGAAAAAAATCAATAAACAAATCCACGGTATAATACAACAATGAAAAAAACGGCAATAAAAACAGCAGTTTTATACACGGGTGAAATACGCACCATAGAAAAAACATTCCCTTTTTTTGTGAAAAATGTGGTATCTCCCACTCAAGCCGATGTTTTTGCTACATTACAAAAACATAAAGAACATCCGGAAATTCATTCTGAACATTTTACAACACTATCGTGGTTTTCAAGAGAAGACTATAATGCGTGTCAAGATGGTTTGTTGCAGTCTATGGCGATTGATTCGGGATGGAAACAGTATTTGAAAACAAGTGGTTCAATGATTGAATATTATCAATTGTTTCTCTCGTTTTTAAAAATGAGAGAATTTGAAGAAGCCAATGGATTTCGGTATGATTGTATTGTGCGTATTAGAACGGATGTAGTTATTTGTCGGCCCATTGATGTATCGTGGGTAAACTGGTCGTATACCGACATTGAAAAAAGATGGAATACTTGTTGTATTCTCTCAAAGGGCAACCATGACGACAAATTGTTGTCTTTTTTTCATTCTGTCATGTCGAATGATCCATTGTGTTTGTTTCGGTCATGTTCAGATGAGATTGTTGAATCCTATATTCATAAGAATGAAGAGGGCACTATAGAAAATTTACATCATTACCTCCAAACGGGAACATTTTTAATGACTGTCCGTAAAAATGTTTTTTATATGGGAAAACGCAAGGCTTTTGAATCTATTCACGAATTGGGAATTACATTTGGTCAATGGTTAAGGAACGACTTAAGGGACGACATAAGGAACGACTTAAGGAACGACTTAAGGAACGACAAAGACATAAGGAACGACAAAAGGAACGACCAAGAAAATTGGTTTGACGCTGAATCACAATTGGAAGCAATATGTCAAATCAAACAGGTGAGTTTATTTAATTTGACAACTCGGTTGGAAGCAGAGAGTTTGTATCATTATGAAAACAACAAGTATTTTAATTATGAAGATAAATTGTTGCCGAACCCGAGTGTATTTTGTTTTATTTGCCGAATCGGGAAACCGTAGTTTCAGCCTCGTGGAGGAAGAGGAGGAGTCATATTGGAGAAAGCAGTAACTATAGTTGGATTTCCTATTTCATTTTCACGTTCTAATAAATGTTGTTTAACCAATTCTTCCATATTTTTCAAGGGTTCATCCTTCACGCTATCACCAAAAGGGGAAGGCTCAGTCTCTTCTAATTTAGGGAGAAAGGAATCACACACCAAACAAACCAATTTTCGATTGATTTGTTTTAATTCTTCCTTTGAAGAAACGGGGGGTTCAGTTTCGTGAAAATGTTGAATGATGGATTTGAACCATGTTTGACGACGTGACAATTCCATATTGTAAACAGACGGTATTTCATTCAATGTTTTCCACAATATTTTTTGGTTTTCGGCGTGAACAAAGAGAGAAGACATTATAGAATCATTTGTTCTTTCATTTATGTTTTTATCAATCCCCAAAATAAATATTTCTATAGTGTTGAACGCTCGTATCGGTAATTCTTTTTTTAGGGCTGTTGAAATGTGTTTGGAAAAAACGCTTTCGGTCATCTTTACAAAGCAACATTTGAACAATAAAATAGAGAGAATACATACCACACTCGGTATTCCCCCGTTGATGTTCAACCGTATTATGAACAAAAGACAACCCGTCGTCCTCACATTCACGGATGAGTCGTTTTTGAAAAGAATCGATTTCAGGAGGCAACTCATTACTGGCACTGTCAAAATAATAAACGGTTGAGTCATCCATATCAATATACATGGAAACCCAGTGAGACCCCGGTTCATCGTGTTTATCTAAATTAAAAATAATACCAATCTGTTTTTTTGTGTTTGACTTGTCAATATGAAACGAACACAATTCACGTGTTACGCAAACTCCATTTACGGTTGTTTCGAAATCGATTGGACAAGGACCAATAAATCGAAAAAAAGGATAGGCTTCCTCGTATTGCCTCAAAACATCTAAAATGTCAAAATTGGACAACCATTCATTCGGGTTTTTCGACCATTCCTTTGGTTTTTTAGGAACAAAAATGGTATGTTTGATTTCTTTTTTGAGAGAATCATTGTCCAAATGTTCCAGAAGACAAACATCCTGTTGTTTGGAGGAGCAGTGATAAACCCTTTCTAATGTTTTTTGAACATTTTTTGTGTCTTTCGAGAGAATGGGAATGGTGGGGTGTTGTTTGTTGTATGTTGTTTGTATTTTTTTCACGATTTCGGGAGTCATGCAAGTATTTGAATGAATTTTATGAAGATTTGAATAAGGACTGCAATTGGCCATTCCGCCCGTTGTTTTTCTGTTCATTGTTTTTCTGTTCATTGTTTTTCTACGCATTGCTCTTATCGCCTTTTTTTTGTGCGTTTTCTTCATACAGTTAATGTAGATAAAATGCATACAAGAAATAATAACACTATACAACGGGTTGAATGACAATCAATTTAGACAAAGCACGTTTTAGACCAGCATCGAAACAAACAAATCCCCCGCCTCCACGTTTTTTTTGACTCGTCATGCGATTCAAATCACCAATCCAATACATATCGTGTTCGAACGAAACAGCCCATTTAGAGTGGTCTTGTTTTTCTGAATATTCTCGTTTCTCATTTGTTGTTTCATCGCAAAACAACAAGGCACGAATGTCAGTAACAGTAGAACATGGTTCGAAAGCATGTGACCGAATCCATGATTCAACATACCACGAACAGGTATAATGGTGGGTTAAATAATCACTATAGATGTCTATTTCATGGCGAGGTGATTTAGCAATGTGGGTAATGCGTGGGGTCAATTGTATTTCACTGATTTCATTTTTCTCATTTACGACCCGAAAGGGTTTCAACATGTAGCCTTGGACATTATACATATTTACTTCCATCCAATACAATTGATGAATGATTTTAGTAATACTGTCTTGGCTAAAAGGTATTTCAATGTATTGAAATGATTGCCCATAAATGAGTTCTTTGGGTTCAATGGGAGAAATGGTGTGTCCAGTAAAGGATTTTGGAAAACAAGGCACAGAATGACACAACCACGAAATACGGGACTCATTCCACGCTAAAATACCCTTAGAGTGCCCTCGCTTGGTGTGTGAGATAACAGGGGGGTCGTCATTGTAAACAATCCAGTGTGTCCACGATGACCCTGTATAGAGTTTTTGTGTAAATTCATTGATATTTTTACGTAATACCAAAGAATCGGACTTTTCGTCATATTCCAAATAATCTTCGCCATGTGGCAATTTTAAGGCAAAGTGTTTTTTATCTCCGTGAAAATGTCCCAATGAACGGGAGTGGCAAGAAGAATAACAGCAACCCATTTTAACAACATCATAGTTATTTGAAATAAATCAATTTTACGAGTCTAAATAATTAAATTTGTTTATTTTTTTGCCCCATAAACTACCCGCTGTATCTTCCATGGAAGATGTTTTAAACAATGTCAAGTCGTCGTCTTCTTCAGTTTGTTTTTGTGAATGTGTTTTCATGTTTTTTGTTTCTAAATACTGAATACTCTTTTTCACAAACTCATCGAACGATTGACTAATGTCGTGTGCAACGGGCTCTTCGGGGTGTTCAATGAGATGGTTTGCGATTGAAAGAATATCATCTTTAAAAAAAAGTATTTTTTTCATATATTGTTGTCTCTCTTTGAATTTAGTCGGATTCGTTTTTAACAATATTTTATTATATTGGTTTTTATTGACCAACAATTCGAGAGTCAAGTTGTCTATTTCCATATTACGGAGGGATTCGGATTCATTTGATTCTTCCATTAATGGGGTATAATGAGATTTTTTATTTCATTTTTCTACTCATGATTCATTTCTATTCCTACACTATAGAATGAATTTGAATTTAAACCAACCCTCCTTTGGTGGAAGCCATTTAGGACAAGGACCTTACAATGGATTTTCAACAGTTCAAACACAAACGGGATACAGAGACACAGAAATAGTCAATACTCGCAACATTTTAAAGAAATCGTGGAATGGCCCTTATGCCACCGGTGTCTATTATGGTAATGAGGGACAAGCGTATGGTCGAGTGACAACACCCTTTCGTGCAGTCAACAATGCGGGTGATTTTTTAGGAAGAGTCAATTATGTGTGTGGTGGTTCACATATCAACAAGGGCACAGGTCATTCCGAATGGAATCGGTTGATGGGTTCTCTCATTAACAACTGCGACGGGACTCAAGTTCCTGCCTCCACTTGCAATCCTCGGTATGTCTATGATTCATCGGATTATACCAAATACCGTCGGGAACGGTCCATCAATAAAAATTTCAATGACTTGAAAGACGGTGGATTCAGTTCATCCCGTCCCATTGGAAGTTGGACCAGTGGCAACAGTGCGTGGTTAGTTGCCGGAACAGAACGCAATTAATTTCGTTTATTGAAAGCAAATGAAGTATCCATACACTATAGAAGAATTTGCATGTTTTCTATAGTGTTTAAGACAAATGAGAGAAAAAAGACTTCGCCTAAAATAAATGACATCATACAAAAATCGACACTCACTTTTTGCGATAAAATAATTGAATCCGGCAAAAAAAGTTTATAATCTGGGCTATTTATATATGTCCTATCAACCTTTTGTCATTCAAGACATCAACAATGGTATATTGTCCGCAGTCAAAGCCATGCCTCAAAAAGACATCAATTCGGCGGGAGACAGTGATTTCTCTCAATCGAGAGAACAATATGTTCGTGCCCATTCTAATGTAAGCCAAACAAATGAAGTCAAAATACACAAAAAATGGTTCGGTAACCGTGATTCATCGTCTTTTATTGAACGACGACGTTACAATGCCATTGGTGTGGGTTCTCTCAATGCTTCGGGGCAACCCACGGCCTTTAGTCAACACAATGACATCAATGTCACACGGGATGCCTTGACACGTGTTCGTGCGGGAGGTTATGTTACAACGCCCAAAATACGGACCAAACCTGACAATAATTTAACTCCCGGTTTCCCAGCAGGTCCTTTAGTGCGAACACAAAATCGGAGCGTGGTTGAGGTTTTAGGCGACCCTGTGCATGGACAATATACAACCATGCGACCCAAAGAACCCATTAATAATTTCATTCCTGTTTTGACTGACACGTCTTACTATAACCGTTACCGTAAGTATCCTGTCTCCAATTTCCAAAGTGTGTTATACCATTAAAGGAAAACTGCAAACCATTTTATATTTCATAAACGCAATCAAGAAAAAATGATTTAATGAGTAAGTGAGTTATACGTTAAATGATAAGTTTAACCAATGAAAGTAACACATCTTATTGTGTTGTTATAAAAAAAAGTAAAGGAAAAAAGTGTGTAAACAAAGAATGTAAAAAACAACCTACTTTTAATGTGGAAGGCAAAACGGTTGGCCTCTATTGTGCTTTACACAAGAAAGAAAACATGATGAATGTGAAAAATAAAAGGTGTTTAAATGAAGGATGCAAAACAAGACCTACTTTTAACATGGAAGGTGAAACGGTTGCATATTGTGCTTTACACAAGAAAGACGGAATGATGGATGTGAAACATAAAACATGTTTAAATGAAGAATGTAAAAAACAACCTGCATTTAACACGGAAGGTGAAACGGGCGCTCTCTATTGTGCTTTACACAAAAAAGAAAATATGGTAAATGTGAAAAAAAATAAAACGTGTTTAACTGAAGGATGTAAAAAACAACCTGCATTTAACACGGAAGGTGAAACGGTTGCTCTCTATTGTGCTACTCACAAAACAGATGGAATGATTAATGTCATTAGTAAAACGTGTTTAAACGAAGGATGCAAAAAACAACCTGCATTTAATGTGGAAGGTGAAACAGTCGCTCTGTATTGTGCTTTACACAAGAAAGAAAACATGATTAATGTAAAAGACAAAACGTGTTTAAACGAAGGATGTAAAACAAGACCTATTTTCAATGTGGAAGGTGAAACGGTCGCTCTGTATTGTGCTACGCACAAGAAAGAAAACATGGTTGATGTAAAAAATAAAACGTGTTTATCCGAAGGATGTAAAAAACAACCTGCATTTAACACGGAAGGTGAAACGGTCGCCATCTATTGTTTTACACACAAAACGGAAAATATGGTAAATGTTATTAGTAAAACGTGCATTACACCCATGTGCACAACACTTATTTCAAATCCAAAATACAGAGGAAATTGTCGATTTTGCTTTATGAACAAATACCCAGATGAACCCATTGGAAGGAATTACAAAACAAAAGAAACCAACATTAAAGACCATATTGTTTTGCATTTCAATGATATGACATGGGTCTGGGACAAACGGGTGCAAGATGGCTGTTCCCAACGACGACCCGATTTATTATGTGATTTAGGTGACACTATACTCATTGTCGAAATCGACGAAAACCAACACACGGATTACGATTCAACCTGTGAAATTGCTCGAATGAATGAATTGAGCACGGATGTGTATTTTAGACCCATTATAATGATTCGGTTCAATCCTGATGATTACTACAATGCATTGGGAGAAAAAGTAAAAAGTTGTTGGACTCTGGGCAAAGACGGTATCGTGAAAATAACGAAAAAAAATGAAAAACAATGGAACGGACGACTATTGAATTTGACAAACACCATAGAAATGTGTAAAACCATGAGACGCAACAACGACGAAATGATAAAGGTGATTTCTCTCTTTTATGATGTGTGATTTAAACCGTTTATTGGAATGCGTCTTTGGTAACAATGGGAATATGAAGGTCCAAAGCCTGTTTTACTTTGCCCGTTTTTTGGTTGATTGTTTCTTGGTCTTTAACAATCAGCAAATTTGTGTTTTTGCTGACCGAACCCACTATTTTAGCCCCTGCATTTTCCAAAAATTGTTTTAGTTCGTCGCTTCGAAAGCCCGACATCACTATAGTCATTCCACTGTATTTGGACGTTTGTTTCACTATAGGTGGTTTGGGTGCATCCATGCCAATGTAGGGGCGAATGGTATTGTAAAATTGAACAAAGGCATCAAACCGGTCGGCAAACAATTGACTCAATTTATCCTCAAACCCATGAATGGCTTTTATTTTTTCAACGAATTCAATATGACTCCATTTTTTGTATTCAGTCAAAATGTGGGGATAGTGTTGTAAAATGGATTTGATTCGTTCTTCACCCAATCCATGTGCCATATTACTGGCCACAATCAACCGACTCAATGTGACTTTGGAAACAGAATTGCGAATCGATTGCAATAAATTATCCGACCCCCGTTTTTGTATTCCTTGCACTTGTTCAAAGGAGGTGGCACGTAAAATTTTTTCTATAGTGTCTATTTTTGCGTCTACCAATTTTTCAATAACCTTTTCTCCCATTCCCATTGTTTTTAATGTGGAAAAAAAATGATAAATGTTTTTAATCAACCGTTCTTTGGAATCATTGTTATTCAACACTATATCCACATTCGATTCGTTCCAATGCCATTGGTCAGCAGGTGGTAAAACAACATGTGAAGGTGAAGCGGGTTGAATTACGGCTATGATTTTAGGGATAACATCGCCACTTCGAACCAATTTGATAATGGCCCCCTTCCCCAATTGCAATTGAACGACATTTCTCGCATTGTGAGCCGTAACACGACTGATTTCTACGCCTCCGATTTGAACAGGTTTTAGCAACAAGACGGGCTTAATCAATCCATCCTTGGATACATTCCATTCAATCCCCAATACAGTCGCTTCCGCCACTTGGTCATCCAATACATCCTTGAAAGCAAACGAATACTCGGGGTTGGATTTCGTGTTTCTCTCATACAAGGCATCGTTTGTAACAATGATTCCATCTACATCATAGGGTGATTCCGTTCTCCGTTGTTTGAATATATTGGATACGGTGGTCAATGTGAGACTTCTGACCGTTTTATAGGCAACCGTATTGAATCCCAAATGCTGACAAAGGGCCAACTGTTGGCTGGGTAACATAATAGGGTCAATAATTTCATAGACAACAAAATCGGTTTGCTTGGCCAATGTAGGCTGTATAGTGTTACTATTCACCAATCCTGAAACCGTATTTCGGGCGTTTTTCATGGTTTGACTCCAATTTTCCTGAAATGTGGCTCTTTTAAGAATCAATTCACCACGAAACGCCATCAAAATGTCGGGGCGAGTGCTTTGGGCCTTAATGCCCCGTATGGTTTCTATGGTAGGCAAAGTAAAATATTTTAACAGCCGTGTGATGTCTGTTCCCTCTTCAGCCGTTCCTCGTGTATACAAATTAATTTTACCGTTGGTGCGGTAAATGAGTGCAGCCGAAACGCCATCCAATTTATCTGATACAACATAGGGCCCTGCATATTTGCCGAACCATTTATCGAAATCTTTGCTTCCGGGCTTGATTTTATCCATTGACCCCAACCAATAATCGAGTGTAACTTTGTTTTTCTTGGGCACAAATCCTATCGAATTCAATACTTTGGATTTGGGGTATTTTTCTTTTAAGAAATCCACTAAAATATCATAGACACTGTCCTCCATAACCGACTGTTTGGTGTTAAAAAAAGCGTCAGCCGCATATTGTATGACGGTTTCCAACTGTTTTTGATTCAATGCGTCTGCCGAAAACGGGTCAGCGTTGATTTGCTGAATTATGGTTTTTATGTTTTCACCTTTATTCATTATATATATAATTTAGGTTTTATTATATCATTTTCACTCAAAGACAGATCGGCTTCCCCAAGGGTCGGCATTAACACTATAGTTGGTTCAAATACTCAATCAATTGGTCGAATTTTTCACGTGTTGTCATGGTTACACTGCGACTTGTTGTAAAACATTTACCCTCTTTTGCCTGTTGTTTAGGATGAGTTCCCTCACAGCAAAATCCATCACTTCGATTCCCCGATGCGGGTCGATAATAACAGAATTTGGGAATTTGGTCTATAGTGACTCCACAATCAGGTGGTAAATTGTTTTTACGAGTATATTCACGTTGTTTGGGAACATAGGTGGGAACAGGTTTGTGTTCAATGACTCGGCTGGGTTGTTGTTTGGTTATGGTAATTTGTTGATTGGGCATTTCTTTGATTTCATTTTTTATGAATGCACTTTTTTGTATTCTATGGTCACATGGTTTGATTTCACTATACAGGATGTTATCAGCTGTATCATTTATTGTAGCGATAAGTTGACACTTTTCAATAAATTGTGTATCATCCGATGGCCCTTTTAAATAATTACACGAACCACAACAAGACACACAATTTTGCAAAGTGTAGCCAATAGCATTGTCCTTTCGGTCAATTCCATTTTTTTCAGTTACACCACAATAATGGCAAGGATGTGATTGAAGGGCTTGGAACTCTTCTTTAGTAAATTGGAATTCCAATTGTTTTCGTTCGGCTCTATCTTGATAATGCCAATAAGAACATGGCGATTTTGTGCTTGAAGTTATATTTTTATATTCTGCCCCTTTTCCGCCAAATCGATGAGAAATATGAAAACATCGTCGTAGAAAAGTGATGGGGTCCATTGACCCTTTCATGAAATTGCATGTTCCACAACATCCGACACAATTTTCAACAGTATAGCCTCGTGTATTGTCCATGCGGTCAATACCATTTAGCGTGGTATCCGACTTGAAATGGCAATAGTGACAAGGGGAAGTCATCATTTGGTAGCAAAGTTCATCGGTTAAATTATCATCCCATGGAATGTTTTTAACATTGATGGCTTGTTGTTTAATAGCACGAAACCTTGCCGCAAAATTTTGTGTATTCCATGCTGCAACACGTTCCTTGTTATTTTCTCTATAATTTTTAGCGTTTTCCGCATTTTTTTTCAAAAAGGCGTCTTCGTCTGCACTTCGTTTTTTTTGGCGGTGTGTTACATAATTTTTTGTTTCACGTTGTCGTGCATTTCTTTTTGCCACAATTTCGGGTATTTTTTTATGAACATCGTCTCGCTCACGACAAGACAAGCATTGTTTTACTGGACCTCTTTTGCCCATGAAATTTTCAGTCAAACGAAACACTTTACAATGGGTGCATTGTTGTGCTCCTTCCCCATTTTTGGGTTGTGCACTTCGATTGATTTCATTGCCAATTTCTTTAGGCATCATTTCATTCATTGTTACTTCGCTTACTATTGTTTCTTCCATTACTCTGTGGTATTGTAACAAAATTGTTTGTCACAATAAAATCAATTTTTTACGGTTGCATTAAAAAACGCAACCATTTATTTTTTTTAGTTTTAATATTATCAAAGCGTATGCTATACCAGCCAAACTAGTTGGAATATGCAATTCCAGCCATACCGCTCATAACCCGCAGGATATTGTAGTTAACAGCATAGACTCGGACTTTGGCAGTGGCAGTTCCGGAAACAGTGGGAGAAGAGAGAACCAACTGAAGAACGGCATTGTCAATGCGTGAAAAGTTGCAAGAACCAGATGGCTGGTGTTCCTCGGGTCGGAGGGCAAAGGCGTAGACGTTGATACCAGTATCTGGGTTGCGGGTGTGGTGTTGGTAGGGTTGGCACACATCAAAGTAAGAACCTTCACGTTCAGTGAAACGGTCCTGTCCATTGAGTTGGAGTTTGGCAGTGACAACAGGGTTTTCGCCCCAACAGTGCATGTCCAAAGCGGTTTCAGCAAGAACAAAGGTTCCAGCATCAGACACATAAGAACCAGTGGGGGCAGCACTGTCAGCCGCATCAAAGGGTTGGTATTGAGCAGTTCCGTTCCACTCGGAAGTTGCGGAAAGGTTCTGGACATCACCAGCACCGGGCATCTGGAAAAGACCGGAAGCAGTGATGAAACTGTTAGCACCTGAACCGACGGCTAATCCATTGGCACCGGTTTCGTTGGGTCCGCCGAAAGCATGGACAGCGTTGGGGAGAGCATCAATGGCATCAGTGTAGTTGAATGGCTGGGCTCCAAGAGTCTTGAAGAGAACAGAGCCGGATTGGAGAGATGAACAGTAATCGACGTTGGCATCGGGCTGAACGACCCAGATGAGTTCCTTACAGGGGTGGTTGAAGTTCAGTTTGATTTTGTTGGCAGATGAACCGACAGATTCATCACCAGTGAACTGAAGTTGCTCAATGAGGTATTCGTGAGGGTTTTGTGCCATCTTACGTCTTTCGTCAGTATCTAAAAAGATATAGTCAAGGTAAAGAGAAGCAGCAACAAGGGACTGTTGGTAAGCAGAAGACACGGAAGCAACACCAACGAAACCGGGTTGAAGGGTCTTGACAGCCCACAGACACTCACCAATAGGACGGAAATCAATGTTGATTTTGACTTCGTGGTATTGAAGAGCAATCAGAGGAAGAGCCAGACCGGGGTTGCGGCAGAACCAGAAAAGAAGGGGAATGTAAAGAGTGGTCTCTGGAAGAGCGTTACGGGGAGCACACACTTGAGAAGGTCCACCTGATGAAGCACAGGGTCCAGTGACGTTGGCGAAAGTGGGGTCAGTAATATAAGTAAGTTGGGTGGTGTTTCCAATAAGTTTGAAGTATCCCTTAAGTTGTTCAGAAGTCTGGGTCAATTGATTCCAGATATGCATCCAATCACCATACTGACGGTCAATTCGCTGACCTCCAATTTCGATTTCAACTTGGGCGATGATTTGCTCACCAATGAAATCCAACCAACGGGCATACACACCGTCATTGTAAGTTCCTGAAGTGGGAACCATGGACTGGTTGATTTCAGGTAAAGTCAATTGTAAATAAGTGCGATACACCAAATCACCGTTTCGTGAAATAGTGCAGGTCACTCTGCGACCAAAATCAGCCTGTCCATTGAATGTCTGTTCAATGGATTCCATGGCAAAGTTGGTATGGCGTCTATATGACACCTTCCAGAAGGTAATCTCTGGAGTTCCAGTTAAAAACACGTCTTGTGCACCATAGGCGACTAATTGCATCAATGCTCCTCCCATTTTATTATAGACTACTCAAAGAAAAGAATTTGGCCGAATTGAATTAATTCCTTTTAAATTGTTTTTTTAATTTCCTAAATGATAAATATCTCCTTTTATACGAATTAAACAATGAACCCACCAAAAAATAAAATAGGT